CGGGGCGCGGCATCTGCTACAGGCACTCAGGGCGCGGCATCTGCTACAGGCACTCAGGGCGCGGCATCTGCTACAGGCACGGAAAGCGTTGCTGCTGCGCTCGGCATTAATAGTAAAGCTAAAGGCGCTTTAGGATGCTGGATTGTGATTGCAGAATGGGAAAGCGACGAGAAATTTAACTGGCATCGTAAAGATGTGCAGTGCTTTAAAGTTGACGGTGAAAACATCAAGTCCGATACCTGGTACAAGCTGAAAAACGGCGAGCTTGTGGAGGTGTCCGAATGACCAGCTTTTGGGGCCATCAAGATAACCCCTTTCCGCCCGCAGATGATAACTGCCCCATCTGCCCAATCTGCGGCTATGAATGTGAAACCCTGTACCGTCAGGGCAACGAGATTCTCGGCTGCGAGAACTGCATTATAGAAGTCAATGCCTGGGAATGGAAGAACGAACAGGAGGAACCCAATGAATTTATTTGAACAACTTTCCGCTGCTGCGGCAGCCGCAAAGGCCCTTAAACAGCCCGATGCACGGTTTTTTGCATGCAACAACAACGGCATCGTTTCCGCTTACTACCCCAACGACCTGTACGCCATCGCATCCTTTACCGGCAGCCGCGTTTATGGCACGTCGAAGAAACGTTACGTATCCCTTAACACCCATTATGCAGGGCTGAGAATCGAGGTCCCCATCGTCCGCCCTGTTCCGTTGGAGCACACCTGCCCGCCGGAGTGCTACCGCATCCACTTGACCACACCAGACCCGGAAGGAGAGGAAGTTTGATATGAGCATTTTTGAATCGCTCTCACAGATACAAGTTGAACTCAAAGTTCCCAAAGGAAGAAAGAACACCTTTGGAAATTACTCATACCGCAATGCGGAGGATATTTTGGAATCCGCAAAGCCTATATGCAATAAACACGGGTGTTTGCTTACGGTTTTCGATGAAATTGTTCAGATTAGCGACAGATTCTACGTTAAAGCAACGGCACGGCTTCAAGATTTTGCAGGAGAATCGGTATTCACAACTGCCTTCGCGCGGGAATCTGAAACCAAAAAAGGAATGGACGAAAGTCAAATCACCGGCACAGCATCGAGTTATGCCAGAAAATATGCTCTCAATGGTCTTTTTTGCATAGATGATGCAAAGGATGCGGACACCTACCAGAAGGAACAAGAAGCGTCCAAAAAGAAGATTGAACGCCAAGAAAAAGAAAAAACTGTCGAGATTCAGCGTGCAATCAGCTGCGCCAAAAACGGTTGCGTAAATGCTGTACGAAATTACTGCGTCTTAACCAGAAAGCAAGAACGTGATGTGTGGATTGAACTGCAAAAGTATTGCGGCGATAAGAGTTCAAAGGATTTTTCGATTGTTGATTGGAATAGCAGTATGAACCTTGTAAATGGATGGATAAAAGAGGCTCAGGAAAAATGAAGCAACAAATCTCCATCAAACAGGCCGTTGTTATCGGCAACACAATCACGCTGGAATGTTCCACCGCTGACTGTGATAAAGTCCGCGCTGTCATCGACGAAAACAAGCCCCTTGCCGCCGTCATCGGCACGGCCACGCAAAAGCGCAGCCTGTCTGCCAACGCTTATGCTTGGACGCTCATGAATCAGCTTGCCGCCAAAATCAACCGCCCTGTACTGGACATCTACCGCGATTTGATACGCGACATTGGCGGCAGCTCTGCTATTATCACCATTTCAGCCCCCGCCGCTAAGGCGTTTAAGGTCAGTTGGGAAGCAAAAGGCGATGGCTGGCAGGTGCATAAGTTGGACGAAATGGCAACCCCGCAGGGCGCGTTCTACACCCTGCAATGCTGGTACGGTTCCAGCGTGTTTGATACATCCCAGATGCACCGCCTGATTGAGCTGATTGTGCAGGAATGCCAACAGCAGGGCATTCCCACCATGACCCCGGAAGAAATCGCAAAACTGAAAGGACTGACAGACGATGCGCCGACCGACACGCAATGAATACGGCGTTCAGCTTGACCGAAACGGTTATGCGCCATCTATTATGCCAATTGATGGGTTTAAATGTTACAAATGCCAGCAATGGAAACCGACCGAGCGTCATGAAATCTTTTTTGGCAGCGGAAGCAAATACAATGGCCGCCGCGATAAAAGCAAGCAATACGGGCTTTGGGTTCCTCTGTGTGCAGATTGCCATAGAAACGCGCCTGACGCTGTACATAACTGTGCCGCTACGCGGCTGTGGCTTGAACAAGATGGCCAACGCCATGCAATGGCCCACTACCACTGGACGGTGGCAGATTTTCGCCGCCGCTTTTACAAAAACTATCTCGATATTACGGAGGACTAATCTATGAAAGACCCATCTTGGGAAGAGGCTGAGCTTACAAACCTAAAGAAGTATTATAGCTCGTACACAAATGAAGAACTTGTCAAGATATTCCCGAACCGCACTCTCCTTGGCATTTGCAAAAAAGCCAGAAAAATAGGTTTAAAACGTTCTGCACATTCCATTAGCGCCAATCGTTCTGCTGGTCAACGTAAAAGGAATTTTAACCACGCCCCGAGATATACAGCAAAAGGCTACAAGATTATTTATGCCCCGGATTTTCACCGCGCTGACAAAAATGGGATGGTACTCGAACACATTTATATCTTTGAAAAGGAAACCGGGGTTGAAATTCCAAAAGGCTATTGCATCCATCACATTAATGGCAAAAAGGACGATAACCGAATCGAGAATTTGTGTATGCTGTCTACGTCTGCGCACACAATTCTTCACAACTCCGGTAAAAAATTCTCTGACGAAAGAAAAAGTAAGATTTCAAAGGCTGCTAAAGAGCGTTTGAAAACAAGGTTAAATCACCCGCGTTACAAAAGCGTTGATTTATCAGAGATTGACAATCTTATAAAATCTGGAGTTACCGTAACTGAGGCCTGCAAAATGGCCGGCATCGATAAAACCACATATTATCACAAAAAGAAGGTAGAAAGTTATGCTTAATGTTGTTGCTATTATCGGAAGACTCGCTGCATCGCCGGAACTCAAAACCACGAACAGCGGTAAATCCGTCTGTTCTTTCCGCATCGCCAACGATTCCGGCTATAAGGATGCCAGCGGCCAGAGCCAGACAAACTGGCTGGCCGTTACTGCCTGGGGCAAAACCGCAGAGTTTGTCTGCAAATACTTCCCCAAAGGTGCGCTGATCGCCATTGATGGCCGCTTACAGACCCGCCAGTATCAGGACAAGAACGGCCAGAACCGCACAGCGACCGAAATCGTGGCCCAGAACGCGAATTTCTGCGGCAGTAAGGAAAGTACTAGCCCCACCCCGCAGAACGCTGCACAGCGCCCCGCAGCCCACTCACAGCGCACGCAGGGCGAACCCGCTGCAGACTACGCCCCGATTGACGATGACGAGGGCGACCTCCCCTTTTAATTTTTGAAAGAAAGGCAGGTGATGCACCGTGACACAATGTGATAGAATCCTTCGCCACTTAGAGAGCGGCGGCAGCTTGACCGCTGCACAGGCCATGCAGGAGTACGGAATCTACCGCCTTGCTTCCCGCATCAATGATCTGAAAAAGCGCGGCGTACCCATCCAAAAGCGAACGGCAAGCAGCAAGAACCGCTACGGCGAAAAAGTCAGCTATGCCGAGTATTACATGGAGTGTTGAAAAATGGCAAATGAGGGCTTCATCAAGCTGTACAGAAAAATGCTCGAATGGGGCTGGTATGATGACGGCCCCACAAAGGACGTGTTTATTCACCTGCTGCTGATTGCCAGCTATGAGGATAAATTTTATCGTGGTATCCCGCTGGAACGCGGCCAAGTTGTTACAACAGTCAAGGAAATGAGCGTAAAGCTTGGCCTGACAACGCAACAAATTCGTACTGCTTTAGGCAAGCTAATTTCAACAAACGAAGTAACAAAGAACGCAACGTCAAAATTCACCGTTTACACGATAAATAATTATGCCGATTATCAGGCAATCAACAAAGACTCTAACAATCCAGCAACAAACGAGCAACAAACGAGCAACAAACCCTCTAATACTAAGAAGGTAAGAAATAAAGAAATACCCCCTATACCCCCCACGGGGGTTGACGCGGATTCCCCTTCCTTTGACCGTTTCTGGGCAGCTTACCCAAAGAAGGTCGGCAAGGCAGATGCCCGTAAAAAATTTGAAAAGCTTGTGCCGGATGAATCAACCCTGTCCGCAATCTTGTCCAGCCTTGAGTACCTCAAGACCACTGACCAGTGGCAGCGTGAGAATGGCAAGTACATCCCAAACCCGTCTACATGGTTGAATCAAAAGCGCTGGCAGGATGAAGCATCCCAGCCGCCTACTACTGTCCGCTCTACTGATAACCTGCGGCCTGTGTTTGACCGTGAGTACACGTTTGAAGAACGGATGAATGGAGTTGTCCCGAAAATCGTGGGATGGGAGGAGGCAAAAGCATGAATACCATCGTAGCGGAAAAAGCTGTTATCGGCATTATGCTTATGAAACCGGAATTGCAGGACGATGCTTTTTCTTCCCTGACCTACAAAATGTTTGAGCTGAAAGCGCTCGGGAATATCTTTCTGCTTTGCAAGGATATGGCCGATAAAGGCCATAGGGCTGATACGGTATCGGTTATTTCCAAATGCGATGACGACACAAAAGTGCTCGCCATGCAGTGCTTTGAAACGGTTCCATCAATATCAGGCTACAACACCTATATCAACTGCGTTATGGACGGATGGAGAAAGCGTGAGCTGACAGCGGCATTAACAAAGTTGCTGACCGATGATGGTGATGCCGATGAAATGAGCGCTGCGCTGTTCCACATTGCGGAACGCCAGCAGTACATCATGGCCCACCAGAAGGAGCGCAGCGCAAAAGATTTTGCCGATGGCATTGATGCGTTCCTTTCCTGGATGAAAAAACCAAGCGACAGTATCCAGACCGGGTTTGGCAGCCTGGACACCATGACCGGCGGGCTTGCCCGCAATGGCGTTACCGTAATTGCTGCCCGCCCTGGCAAGGGCAAATCCACGCTGGCTTTGCAGATGGCCTGCCAGATCTCACAAAACGCGCTGACGCTGTATCAATCCATGGAGATGAGCCGCGAACAGCTTTATACCGCCATCTTCTCACGCTGGGCACAGATAGACAGCACCCGTATCACAAACCATCGCCTGACGCCGGAGGAAGAATCCGCCATCCGGGAGGCAGCAGATCACCTGAAAAGCAAGTACCGCCTGATTCTGGATGATTCCAGCATGACCAGCCTTGCCGATGTAGAAACCACGATCAAAGAACGTAAGCCGGAAGTAGTCGTTATTGACCATCTGGGCCTTGTTGCACCGCCAAACGCTAAAGAAAAGCGTAACGACGAGCTGGCAGCCCTCACACGGGGTTTAAAGCAGCTTGCCATGAAATATCACATCTGCATTATCGAGCTCGTACAGGCCGCAAGAGCCGCCGATACGGGCATGATTAAAATGTCGGACATGTTCGGCTCCGCGACTATCGAGCATGATGCAGATATGATAATCGCTATCAACCCCGGCATGTACACTAAAAACCGGGAAACGCAAGAAATCAACCCGCCCACCGATGGGGACACCGTGATAGAGGTAGTAAAAAACCGGCACGGTGCCTGCGGCCAACTGGATTTTGTGTGGGTAAAACCATTTCATCTATTTTGTGAGGTAGAAAAACATGCACGATAAATTTACCGATAAAGAGTTTTGCGAAAGATTCAGCACAGTAGCTTACAATAAAGCACTTGATTTTTTGAATGAAGCACAGGAACTTATCGGTTCTGCCGCTCAATTGTTCATCATATACCAGATTTACGCCGAAATGGCAGAGAGAATGAAAGAGCATGACCCGTTTTGAGATTATCGTATACTCCCGCTCTACCGGCGATGTCCGACATTCCTCTGGCAACTACCATACGCAGACGGAAGCCGAAAAGGAGCTGCAAAAGGCAGGTTTTACCCAAAATCCCCGCCTGCCGGACATATGGTACAGCGAGAAGTACTACGCGAAAGTAAAGGAGATTGTACCGTGATACAAAAATACATAATCTCCCTGCCCCCTATCACCAAAAAGAACTCCCAGCAGATACTTACCAACCACCGCACCGGCAAGCCGTTCATCGCCCCCAGCAAGCAGTACAAGAAGTACGAACAGGCCGCGATGTGGTATCTCACCCCAAAGCCGAAAGCCCCGCTGGCGGGACGCTATCGCGTTGCTGCGGTGTTCTACATGCCAACCCGCCGCCGCGTAGATCTGACGAACTTGCTCGAAGCCTGCCATGACACGCTTGTATCCGCCAAAATCCTTGCAGACGACAATAACACCATCATTGCCAGCGTGGACGGCTCCCGCGTACTGTACGACAAAGCCAATGCACGCACAGAAATTTTTATCGAGGAGATGTCGGACGATGACCAGCCCCTGTAAAGACTGCCCAGACCGCCATTCGCACTGCCACAGCGCTTGCAATCGCTACGGCGAGTATGCGGCCATATTTGAGAAAATCCGCGCACAGCGGCTTGCAGATGCCGCAGCGGACGCGGCAGATGCAGAGCGCGGAATCAAAATCCGCCGCGATGTCAGAAAATACGGATTATACAAAACAGGAAAGAGTTGAAAGACGTGAAAGCAAGACTACACCCTACCCCGGCATTGCAGAAAGCCGTTGACGAATATGCCGAAGAAAAAATCAAGGACATTCAATCCCGCGCCTATGAAGCGGTAATGAAAGAGCGCAACGACATTGCCACGCGGGCGACATATCTATGCCTGCTGGCCTGCTATCAGGCCGGCCTGTCGCCCAGGACCTTAGTCAGAATCCAGAATTACATGACCGGCCCGGTGGCCGACAAATACAATGAGTACCGCAACGAACAGCTTGCAGACCTTTGGGCACAGGTAACACTACAGGGCATCGGCATTGATGCCAAAAAGACGGAGGAGCCGCTATGACAGTATCTAAATTCTGCGAGAAATGCGGCAAGATGATGTGGGACGTGCAGCCCTGCAAGCGGTTTTGCGATGCTTGCATAAAAGAAAAAGCAAAGCAAAAGGCGAAGCTGAACTACGAAAAAAAGAAAGCGCAGCAGCAAGGCGTTATTTCCGCCATGCAGGCAAAGAAGCCGGATAAAAAGGCAGCACTGAAACCCCGCATCAAATCCATTGAACAATGCGTAAGAGAAGCCGCCGCGCTGGACATATCCTACGGCCAGTATGTGCAGCGCGGGTATGACAAAATCATATGGGATGAAATTTTGAGATTGGAGGTATTGTAATGGACGCAGTTGAATTTTTCAAGACGGTAAACAGATTATGCGAAAATCAAAGCTGCAGGGAATGTCCTGTTTGTAAAGAGGGCGTGTGCATGGTCATGAACATGGTTAGGATCGACGGCGGTTTAGTTGAAAGCATTGAGGAAACGGTTTCAAAAGTTGAGCAATGGGCAAAAGACCACCCCGTCAAGACCCGTCAGAGTGAGTTCTTGAAGTTGTTTCCTAATGCAACAATAGATGAAGATAATGGAATTTTATGTATTAAACCTTGCACCATTGATGAAAGCATTGGATGCACAAATGGAAAAGGCTGCGACGACTGCTACCGCAAATACTGGCTCACGGAGGTAACCGACAATGGTAACGTTTATTGATGATGATGATATCGAACTAAAGCCTTGCCCGTTCTGTGGTGCCTTCCTAGAAAACGAAGCGCCCAGCACTATCTGGTGTCATCCGCAAAACAGTTGTTTGCTGAGCCTCCGTGGCATTGTTGGAGCTGACCAAATCGCTCAGTGGAATACGCGCTACGATGCAAAGGGAAAGAAGGTGCTTGACAATGACTAACATTACAACCCTGCGCCCAGGCGAACACTTCATGTTCAAGAATTTTGAGTGGGTCTGCCTTGACCCGAACCACCCTGACGGCGGCGTGCTGGCTATTATGGCAACGCCGTGGACAAAAGATGTAAAATTCTGCCCAAGTGATAAATTCACAGATGAGAAAGGAAACTGGAATAACTACCGCACCAGTAATGTACGTGAGATTCTATCTGATATGGCGAACGCTGTTTTTGAGGAAAAGAGTCTGCTGCCACATACCGTTGACCTTGTTGCCGACAACGGAGACAGAGCTTATGGCACTGTACAGGACTTTGTTTTTATCCTCACTTGTGACGAGTACCGCAAGTACCGTGAGTTCATCCCGCACTACGACAGATGGATTTGGACTGCCACACCGTGGTATTGCGGTGACATAGATTCCGAAACGGGCCACGTTTACAGCGTTCGCAGTGTGGGCACTGTGGGACAGTTGGACAGCAGCCATGCGTTCTACGAATCTTTTGTTGCCCCGGCTTGTGTTCTCAATCCGAAATCCCTCAATCTGCGCCAGAACATGGCGTATGTAGAGGAGGTATCAGAATGACACAACTTCAAGAAGCAATCCGCGATAAAATCACGAAATACAGCGATGCCTGTGGCATGTGTACGGACATAACAAAAGAGTGCAATACATGCGGCATTACATGTATACTTGAAGACCTGAATGAGTTGCAGAAATTGGCAGATAACCCGGACGCGATACGGTCTACGGCGCACATTATGCGCGGAACCGTGGATCACATGAAAGAGCCAAAACTTGCTTATCGCGGGTACACTGCTACGGTAGAGTATGATGAAGACGATAAACTCTGGCATGGAACATTGGATGGCATCAAGGATTTGGTAAATTTTCATGCGTTTGAAATCGAAAATATTGAGAAAGAGTTCCGCAATGCCGTAGATGATTACTTGGACTTCTGCAAGGAAGTAGGGAAAGAGCCAGAGCGACCGCAAATGAGTGAATGGATAAGCGTTAAAGACAGGCTGCCGGAAAAAGACGAGTATGTATTGTGTTTTTGCAATATCGGAGATGGATTTCAAGCGATATTTCACTACGGAAAAGAAAGAAAATTTAACGGGACCGCCGTCACCCATTGGATGCCGCTCCCTAAACCCCCGGAGGTGACCCCATGACAAAACAGCAACTAGTTGATGAATACGCCCGCGTACATCTTTGCGCGACATGCGAGTGGAAGAATGGCGATATTTGCACGCTGCCGCGCTGCATGAAACTGAAAGAAAGGAGAGCCAATGACCAGAGAAGAATTCAACCAAAAGAAAGCGTGGCTGTGGAGATACCAACGCAGCAGGAATCATGAACGGCAGCTGCGCCAGCAGATACAGAGCGAACGTGAACGAGCAGCAGCGACAACTAAAGCATTATCCCCCGTTGTGGTGTCTGCTGGCGGTAAAAATAAAATCGAGGATGCCGTTTGCAGAATCATGGAGCGCCAAGAAGCTCTATACAAGCAGATTATTGACACCGAGATGCAAAGGGAAGAAATTGAAACCACAATAAACTCTGTGCAAGACCAAATGCAGCGGGACGTTTTGCGGGAGCGGTATATTGTCGGCACACCGTATTGGTGGAAAATTGCGATAAATCTAAATATTTCCGAGCGATGGGCAAAAAAATTACACCGCGCTGCAATTGAAAATCTGTGCACTCCAGTTCACTTTTAATCTGTTATTATAGATATGCTGGATGATGTAGGACCGGGACAGCCTACGACATTGCTAAAACCTCTTTTCTTTATTGTTTCAATTCTCATATTCTCATAGCTGGCAGCCGGGAAAGACCGGCATTTTATATGCCGCATAGCCAATCGCAAGATAAGGGCGCTACGCTTAGAAGCGACCGCGTAGAAATGGTGTGAGACCTATGTGCGGCTCCAACGCCGATGACTCTGGCTATATATCCGGCAGGTACGCTTGACCGGGGTTACCCGTCAGGTACGCTTGTCGGGGTAGCCAGATAGGCACCCACCAGCACGCCTACTAACAGTGCGCAACCTGCGGGGGCTTATGCGGGTGTAGTTCAATGCAGAACTGCGGTCTCCAAAACCGCAAGATGAGGGGTCAAGACCTTCCACCCGTGCCAGATGAATGGGTAGCTCCTAGTCTGTGTGAGCGTGCGCGGCATACCTCACAAACGATGACAATGACCGTGCAAACGGTAAGCCGCACATGCCACTGTAGCTTAACGGAAGAGCAACCGTTTTGTAATCGGTAGATGCTGGTTCAATTCCAGCCGGTGGCTCCAAGGCCGATGATACGGGTAAAGGTAGCAGGGCCGGACGCGGCAAATGTGTTCCCCGTTAGGCAACCGCCATGCGCCTACTGACAGTGCGTAACATGTGGCGGGTTCTGAACAGGCTTATGCTGGCATGGCTTGCCAAAGAAACTTGCAAGGCAGAAAGCATGAGCCTTATATGTCAACATAGCTTAACTGGTAAAGCCGGGCCTCATGACAGCATAGCTGCGGGTTTAGTTGCGGGTTCAAATCCTGCTGTTGGCGAAAGCTGGGTCGCTCCCACCGGTGAAAGCCCGGCGCAGGCAAAACGCGATAGATAACCTAAACGCTGTAAGCAAAGCGGCAAGCCGATACGGAGCGCGGCGCGATGGCGAGGCGCAACAGGACTGTGAGAGCCTGAAAACTTTTGCCAGCACAGTGAAGTGCGAAAACAAACTTCAACTGCGGATAGGGGCGCGGGTATAAATACCGCCGGATGCCGCAAGCCCGGGCGGGGTACAAATGCAGGGAATCAAAAAGCGCGTGGACAGCAGGCACGTTAAATTCTGACTGTACAAAAGCGTTGCGGATTTGCTCACCGCAACGGGTGAGACCGGCACAGCATAAACCGGTAGGGCGGGAACGCGCTTTTCCTCCGGCGCAAAGGGGTTCTGGGGGATATAAGCCTACACAAATTGTGTGGGCTTTTTGTGTTGTAAAGCGAGGTGATAAAGTGGCATCAAGAAAAAATCCGGGTGGCGCACCACCTAAATACAGAAGCGTAAAGGCAATGCAAGAAAAGATCGATGCCTACTTTGAAGCCTGCAAAGGGAAGCCGTTCTTAGACGATAACGGTGAACCGATGCGAAATAAAAACGGCTATATCATCTATGACGATAAAAAGCCGCCTACTGTGACAGGATTGGCGCTTGCACTTGGTTTTGCGTCAAGGCAGGCGCTTTTGAATTATCAAAACAAACAAGAGTTCAATGACACGATTACGCGTGCAAAGGCTCAGTGCGAACAGTACGCCGAAGAAAGATTATACGACAAAGACGGCTCCGGCGGCGCACAGTTCAGTTTGCGGGCAAATTTTGGATGGCAGGATAAGCCGGAACAACAGCAGGATAGCGAGGTGCTAATCATAGATGACTTGTAAGTTATCTGGCGTTGTTTCCCCTTGCTTCGCCAAAGTCCACCGTGAAATCAAGGCGGGCAATGTGAAAGAACTGCTTGCAAAGGGCGGGCGCGGCAGTACCAAATCCAGCTATATCAGCATAGAGCTGATTTTGCAGCTTATCAAGCATCCGCAATGCCACGCGGCAGTTTTCCGCAAGGTCGGCAACACACTGCGCACAAGCGTTTATGCGCAAATCGTCTGGGCAATAAATGAGTTGGGCTTGCACGACCATTTCCGATGCACGGTCAGCCCGATGGAATGCACCTATTTGCCGACCGGGCAAAAGGTGCTTTTTTTCGGCGTAGATGACCCCGGCAAGGTAAAGTCAATCAAAGTGCCGTTTGGCTATATCGGCATCTGCTGGTTTGAAGAACTTGACCAGTTTGACGGTGAAGAGCAAATCCGAAACGTTGAGCAGTCCTGCCTACGCGGTGGCGACTGGTTTTTAACGTTTAAGAGTTTCAACCCTCCTGCGATGGCGCGGAACTGGGCAAATGGCTACGCGCTGAAATCTCGAGAAGGCAAGCTGGTACACCATTCCACCTACAAAACAACGCCTACGGAATGGCTCGGAGAGCGGTTCCTAGCCGATGCTGAATATTTGCAGCGCACAAACGAAACAGCATACCGGCATGAGTATCTTGGCGAGGTTGTCGGCAGCGGCACGGCAGTATTTGAAAATCTGCGCATTGAGAAAATCACAGATGAACAGATTTACAGCTTTGACCACATCAAGCGCGGCGTTGACTGGGGCTGGTATCCTGACCCTTGGGCATACAATGCTATGCACTATGACGCGGCACGTCGAACGCTGTACATCTTTGATGAGCTGACACGGCGTAGAACCAGCAATAGGGACACGGCACAGCTGCTTTTGGATAGAGGGCTGACGCGCGAGGACAAAGTCTGCGCGGATAGCGCCGAGCCGAAATCCATCGCCGACTATAACAAGTACGGCGTGAAAACATTCCCTGCCAGAAAAGGACCGAAATCGGTTCGCTATGGCACAAAGTGGCTGCAAATGCTGGAAGCGATTGTCATTGACCCGGAACGATGCCCGGACACAGCGAAGGAATTCAGCGAGTACGAATACGAGCGAGACGCGAAAACGGGGGAAGTGCTGGAAGGCTACCCGGATTTGAACAACCATCACATTGATGCAGTACGCTATGCGATGGAAAGCACAGCAAATAAGGCCGGAGACAATACGGCAATGAAGTATCAAAGCATTTACAGATAGGCGGTGAGGGAAAATCAGAACATATCAAGACTTTGTGGCGGTCGGTGAAGATGAACGTTCCCGCATGGGGTTTGTGTTTGACACCATCAACGATTTTAAAGGCCAGAAAAAGACGCGGGACATGCTGGATGCAAAGCTGTACTATTGGGGCGAAAATCCCACAATCAACCGCTACGAAAAAATGGTGTACGACCTTGAGGGAAAAGCGCATCCCGATATGTACACAGCAAACCACAAGATTGCCAGCAAGTTTTTTGGATTTGTTGTAGATCAGGAAGTTTCTTACCTGCTGGGCAACGGCGTTGCGTTTAACAGTGAGGCCACAAAAAAGGCACTTGGCGCTACGTTTGATGAAAATATTATGGATGCTGCCCGCCATGCGTTGATTGGTGGGCAGTCTTTCGTATTCTGGAATCTTGACCATATTCAGGTGTTCGCGCCGGAGCAGTTTGTGCCGCTATACGATGAAGAGGACGGCGCACTGAAAGCCGGAATCCGGTTCTGGCAGATTGACCCGGACAAGCCGCTGCGGGCAACTCTGTACGAGATGGACGGTTACACTAACTACATCAAGCCGCGTAACGGTGAAGTGAGCAGTTTAAACGGGAAATTGCCGTACAAGTTGAAAGTTCGGTACTCGGAGATTGACGGCACAGAAATTTATGACGGCGAGAATTATCCCGGGTTTCCCATTATCCCGCTGAAAAACGGTGAACAGGCACGCAGCGAACTGTGCGGCAGAAAAAACACCGTTGACGCGCTCGACCTTGCTAGCAGCAATATGGTCAACAACGTGGATGAGGGAAACCTCATTTATTGGGTGCTGACAAACTGTGGCGGTATGGACGAGCAGGACGATACAAGGTTCATTGAGCGTCTGAAAACGACCCATGTCGCCCATGCTGACGGTGAAGAGGGCGCAAAAGCCACACCGCAAAGTATTGAAGCGCCGTTTCAGGGCACGCAAGCCACCATTGACATGCTGACCAAAAAGCTGTACACGGATTTTCAGGCATTTGACGCATCTGCTGTGAGCGCAGGAAACCAGACGGCAACGGCCATCAAGGCAAGCTATGTGCCGCTAGATTTGAAAACAGACAAATTTGAGAGCTGGGTCTCGCGCTGCATCAAGGGAATTCTGGCAATTGCTGGGCTTGATGATGAACCAACTTACACGCGCAACCAGATTATCAATAAGCAGGAAGAAGCGCAGACTGTGCTGCTCGGCGCAGAATACTACGACGCTGAGTACACAACTAGAAAACTTTTGACAATTAACGGTGATGCAGACCAGTACGAGGATTTGATGCGGCGAAAGGCAGCGGAAGAGCTAGACCGTACAATTACTAACCAACCACCTAACGAGCCACAGAACCAGCCGGGAGAAGGAATGAACGGCAATGGCGAAACCTGATTATGCTCACAAAATGACAGATGCCGAGCTTTCCAAGCTGGAACGGCGCATCGCAAAGCTGTACAAAGAAGCTGCTGACGAATTGACCGACACGGTGAAAGCCTATTTTGAGCAGTTCGAGAAGCGTGATGCAGCCATGAAAGAAAAGCTCGATGCAGGCGAAATCACCGAACAGCAGTACAAGCAATGGCGGCTTGCGCAGATAGGGCGTGGCAAGCGTTTTGAAGCCCTGCGCGATAAAGTGGCAGAAAGATACACCGATGCCAATGCAACGGCTGTGGCATACGTCAACGACGCCACGCCGGGCATTTACAGCTTGAATCGCAATTATGCTGCTTACAAAATCGAGCAGGTTTCCGACAAAGCAGATTTTACGCTGTGGGATGAGCAGACCGTTAAACGTCTGATTGTTGAACAGCCAGACTTGATGCCGTACTACCCGCCAAAGCGGGCATTGCGGCACGGAATTGACCTGAAATACGGCAAGCAACAGATTACCGCCAGCGTGACAAGCTCCATCCTGCAAGGCAAAAGCATACCGAAAATCGCCAACGATTTACAAAGCCGTATGCAGGATATGAACCGCACAAGCGCTATCCGAACCGCTAGAACGGCGGTTACAGCAGCGCAGAACGCGGGAAGGCTAGATACTTACCGCGCCGCACAAGACATGGGCATAAAGCTGAAAAAGCAATGGCTGGCAACGCTGGATAACCGCACACGCCATGCGCACGCGATGCTGGACGGTCAGACAGTTGACAATGACAAGCCGTTTAAAGTAGACGGCTATGAGATTATGTTTCCCGGCGATGCAAGCGCACCGGGCTATTTGGTGTATAACTGCCGATGTACTCTAATTGCAGCGCTTGACGATGTGCCAAAAGCCCCGAACCCGCTGCGCCGTGCACGCGACCCAGAAACGGGAAAGAGCATACTTGTATCGGATATGACCTATGCGCAGTGGGAAAGCTGGAAGGAAGGAGATACGCAGAACGCTGGAAAGATTAAAAAATGAAAATTATCTTTGACGACCACAGCGACGAGGTGCTTTCAGCCCTTGACGCTGCCCTTGCACGCGGGCTGGAAAAATGCGGGCTTGTGGCAGAGGGGTACGCTAAAAAGCTATGCCCCGTGGACACAGGCAACCTACGCAACAGCATTACTCATACAGTAGCAGACAACGGCGAACGGGCTGCCTACGTGGGCACAAACAGCGAATACGGCGTGTATGTTGAGTGCGGTACTGGTATTTACTATCCGGGTGGCAGACAAACGCCGTGGGTGTACCAAGATGCAAAAGGCGATTGGCATTTGACGCACGGCCAACGGGCAAAGCCTTTTATCAAGCCTGCCGTTGCAGAGCACGGCGAACAGTACAAAAGAATCATCGAAGCAGAGCTGAAAGGCAAATAAACCTCTCGGCTCTTTTTATTAGCATCTGCCGCGTTTGCGGCAGGTGCTATTTTCATCCGCAAAAACAGCGAAGAACTGCTGTTTTGAATAAATGCTAATGCCGAAGGACCGGCACCGAAGAAAAGGAGCAAAACAACATGGCAATTACCCGCAAGCTGCTGAAAGGTATGGGGCTGACCGAAGAGCAGCAGGACACCATTATTGAAGCCCACACTGACACCGTAAACGGTTTGAAAGCGGACGTTGACCGCTATAAAGCCGACGCGGAAAAACTTCCCGGCGTTCAAAAGGAACTAGACGACCTGAAAGGCAAGGGTGATGACGGTTACAAGGAAAAGTATGAATCCGAGCACAAGGCTTTTGAGGATTACAAAACAAGCGTGGCCGCTGAAAAGACTACCGCTGCCAAAGAAAAGGCATTGGAGACCGCCCTGAAAAAAGTCGGCATTGCCGACAAACGCTTGCAGTCTGTTGCCCGGCTTTGCAAAGGCGATGGACTGCTGGACAAGCTGGAATTGGACGAAAAAGGAGCTATCAAGGATTATGACAAGCTGGAAACCAGCCTGAAAGAATCTTACGGCGACTACATCGTTAAAACCAGCACCCAGGGCGCAAACACACCGAACCCACCCGAAAACAATGGAGGCAGTGGTATTACGGCAGAAGCCTTTAAAAAGATGGGCTATGCCGAACGACTGAAACTCAAGAAAGAAAGCCCGGAGCAGTATTCCGAGCTTGCAAACAGCAAAGGAGATTAACACATGGCAGATACTATTTTGACCAAGCTTGCAGACCTGATCGACCCGGAAGTCATGGCCGATATGATTTCGGCTAAAATCCCTGACAAAATCCGCGTGGCACCTTTTGCAAAAATGGATGACACCCTTGCTGGCGTGCCCGGCGATACCATCACTGTGCCGTCTTACGGTTACATTGGCGATGCTGAGGACGTTGCAGAGGGCGTTGACGTTGACATCGACAAGATGAGCACCAAGGACAAGAAGTACAAAATCAAGAAGGCCATGAAGGGCGTTGGCCTGACCGATGAAGCTGTGCTGTCCGGCTACGGCAACCCTGTTGGCGAAGCCAACGCGCAGCTGGCGCTGTCTATCGCTGCCAAAATCGACAATGACTGCATGGAAGCCTTGCAGGGCGCTACGCTGGTGTATGACGGCACTGCCGCCGCTATCAAATACAGCGGCGTTGTTGACGCTATCGACGTGTTCAACGAGGAGATCAACAGCGACAAGGTCATGTTCATCAACCCCAAGCAGATGGCTACTCTGCGCAAGGATGCGGACTTTATCAGCGCTGACAAGTATCAGGCCGGCGTTGCTGTCACCGGCGAAATCGGCAAGATCGCCAACACCCGCGTTGTAGCATCCCGCAAGGTTCCTTCTATCGAGTATGAGAAGGACAACAGCACCGGCACCATTGAGATTGTCGCTGATACTACCACCGAAACCGCCACCAAAAAGCATCTGGCGACCATCCAGCCGCATTGCGCTACTGCACTGATTGTCGGCGATAAGGTCAAGGCAGCTGCTGCCGCCTACTACGCTTGCCCCATCGTCAAGCTGAACGAGGACAGCGAGACCGAGGACGATGTGCCCGCCCTGACCATCTACCGCAAGCGCAATATCAACGTGGAGACCGAGCGCAAGCCGCGTAACCGATCTACCGAGATCACCGCTGACGAATTTTACGTTGCGGCTCTGACCAACGAAGCCAAAGTTGTGCTGGCAAAGTTCAAAAAGTAATAAGGAGGCAGCGGAATGCTTGAAGAATTGATGCGAGAGTGTAGAAACTGGTTTGTTGCGCCGAATGGCGTGCATCTGGGCACTTTTACCGTCAAGGAAGGCAGCATTACGCTGCCTTTTCTTGTTTATGGGCAATATTTCCGCATCGTTGGCAGCGTTTTTAACGACGGCGTTTACGAGTATGGCAACGTTTATCTGCAGGACGAAACATTTGATGGCTCTATCTGGGCTTTAAGTGTTCCGCCTGCATTTATAAAGCTTTCCGAAGAAATCAAAAGCTGGCGCGACCAGTACGAGAACGCCGCAAACAGCCCATTTCAAAGTGAGAGCTTTGCGGGATATAGTTACACCAAATCGAGCGCGAACGGCAATTCTGGCGGCTCTGTGACGGGCTGGCAGGGCGTGTTTGCGTCCCGGCTAAACAAATGGAGAAAGCTATGAGCCTTTTAGATGATTTTTCGCACAGCTGCATCATTATGGACAAGCTGACAAAGCCTGACGGCGAGGGCGGCTATTCTACCGAGTGGCGCGAGGGCGCAGAGTTTTCAAATTACGTCGCATTTGACAGCAGCCTTGAAGCACGGCAGGCCGAAGCGCAGGGCGTGACCAGCGTGTATACCGGCATTGTGCGGAAAGATGTGCCTATTGAGTACGGCAGCGTGTACAAGGATGTGACGACCGGGGCATATTTCCGGGTCACGAGCCGCCCGAAAGAGAAGCAAGCCCCGGCAAGCGCTTCCCCGATGCTGCAAAACCTAAAAAGTTTTACGGCTGAACGATTACGGGAGGGATTGCCGACATGACAAAGGGCGCTGCATTACAGCAGTTTTTCGGGCAGTTTATGACCGCATACGCCAGCAACGCCGTGCCGGATGACGCTGTACTCCCCTACTTGACCTATGATGCTGTGTTTGACGCATGGGGCGGCGGGGCGGTATCGCTGACGGTCAACATGTGGTTCCATACCACGAGCGAAGCGGTGCCCAATGCAAAGGCGCTTGAGCTTTCGGACGCGCTTGGCATTGGCGGCGTTACGCTGCCGGTAGATGGCGGCTTGATTTGGTTAAAACGCGGCTCCCCGTTCTGCCAATCGCTGGCAGATGACACAGACAAAAACCTAAAACGGCGGTACATCAACGTTACCGCCGAATTTTTATGCCTAAATTGAGGTGAAAGCATGAAATTTACTCGTATTCCCGAATCTGCGTTTAAAGAACTGGTCTTGAACGCGGGCTATCTTGCAACTACGTTTGACCCGGCTGCCGGTACTGCGCCGGAAGAAAGTGCGCTGCTGGGCGCTACGACCGGCGGCATCAACTTTACGGCTGTGCCGAGCTTTACCGACTTCGGCGAGGATATCGACAACTGCCCCAAGAACATGAAAGAGCTGAAGCAGATTGAATCATGGGAAGTCAAGTGCAGCGGCACTTATGTTTCGGCATCGGCAGAGAATGCCAAGAGCATGCTTGGCGCTGCGGATGTTACGACCACTTCCAAGGTTTCCAAAATCACGCCGCGCAACGACCTGAAAGACAGCGACTTTACCGATTTGTGGCTGCTGTGCGACTATTCGGACAAGCACGGCACTACGAGTGGCGGTTTCTGTGCCATTCACATGCTGAATACGCTGTCCACCGGCGGTTTCAGCTTGCAGACCGGCGACAAGAAAAAAGGCCAGATGAGCTTCGAATACACGGCGCACTACTCCATTACCGCGCAGGACACTGTGCCGTGCGAGGTGTATATCAAGGCCGGAGAGGATGAAGCCTGATGCGGATTTTTTCTGAACTTAGCACCGATGAAGCACTGGAAGTTGTATTGCAGATCGCGCAGCCCATCACAAACCTGATTGATGATGAAGCGCTTGTGAAAGAGATGCAGAAAGCGATGCCGAAGGGCGAAACGACCCGCATTGCAATGCAGCGTTTCGGCCTTGCGAAAATCGTTAAGCTGCTGAACATTGCGTTGAAGCAGCACCGCGAGGATGTATACGCAATCCTTGCACCGTTCAACGGCCTGACGGTGGAAGAAATCGGCAAACAGAATTTCCTTATCACCTGCAAGCAAGCTGCCGACCTGCTGAACGATAAGGGTTTTGTCGATTTTTTCAAATCGTATCTCGCTGGCGGGCAGAACAAGTAATCCCTGTACTACTAAAAATGCCGAAACTGAGCGCAAAAGCGCTTGTGTCGGCGCTGCCTTACGCTTTAAAAACTGATTTTGAAGAGCAGCTGTACAAGGTGTACATGACAGACAGTGCGTGGAGCCTTGTGGTAGCTGTGACAGGCGTAACGGACAGGCCAGCGAGATATATTGACATTATCCACCCGCCAAAAGTGGATACGCGGACACCAGAACAGGTGCAGGCGGATTTCAAAGACTTTGCGGCGCGGCATGGGTTGAAAGAAGCAGAGAAAAAAGCCGCCCAAACAGAGGGCGGCTAAACTTAGAAACAATTTTTGATAATGGCTTTATAGGTTGGCTCGTCAACTTCCAACAGGAAGCGCTTGCCGCTGTAACGCCATTGCGGGTCATCTATAAGCTGTATAACAACCTGATAAACGCCTTTTTGCTTGGCAGTCATTGCACCGGCAACCATGCCAGCACCACCAAACAAAGCACCGCCGACCATGCCGCGCATAACGCCGGAAGCCATAGATGTTTTGTGAGTTTCATCTACCACAGAGTAACCGGCAACAGTGCGGCTGTTTAGTTCAAGTGCTGATAGACCACCAACGTCCATAGAGACTTTGCCAAATGAAACAGACACCTTTTTGCCCATAAAATCACCGGCGATTACCGCATTTTTTGCTTTTGCCATAAAAAACACCTCCTATTGCTTAGAATACAGCAAATAAAGCAAAAATTCAAGAAGGGAGTGATAGATTGGACGTTTTTAACTTATATGCAAAATTAAGTCTGAACACAGACGACTATGAAAAAAGCGTTGAGAAGGCAAAAGGCGGCGCATTGTCTTTGATGGACGTGTTTAGTGGTACGCTGCTTGGAAATGTCGTTTCGGACGGTTTGCGGACTGTAACCAACGGAATTACGGAAATCGGAAAAATCTCTACAAACATGGCCATGTCAATTGGCAAGGCATCGTTGGACAGCTATGCGGACTGCGAGCAGCTTGTAGGAGGCGTAGAAACGCTGTATAAAGACAGCGCGGGAATCATAAAGAGCTACGCAAAAAGCGCATACAAGAACGTTGGCATGTCCGCAAACGAGTATATGAAAACATCAACATCGTTTGCTGCTTCTCTGGTTTCAAGTTTGGGTGGTGACACAGAAAAAGCCGCGCAAATGGCAAATACTGCAATTTCGGATATGTCCGATAATGCGAACAAGATGGGTACGAATATTTCGTCCATTCAAGACGCATATAACGGATTCGCGAAGCAGAACTACACGATAAATCTAATGTCCGCTGCATAAGTGATTATGCAGTGAGCGTGCGTGAACCTACCAGGGGTGTGCAACTGAAAAGGCGGCAGGAAATGGCTGCATGAGACAGTTGTGCTAACAGGGGAAACCTAAACTGTTTATGGCTTTTACAGCATGGTCATCCTGTGCCAAGCTATGCTGTATCACAATTACACTTGCAAAGCAGGTGAAATTGTAATATAATACAAAGCATAGAAGGTCAAACGACTATCGGTTCGTCACCGAGTACAACGCCTATTGGTACGGCGTTGGAAGTGCGCACCAACTTTTTCTGAAAGGATTAAAAGCCGTGGAGATTTGGAAACAGATTCCCGATTTACCGGGATACTCAGTCAGCAATAAGGGCAGAGTTAAGAAAGATAGCACCGGACAAATAATGGTGCTTAGTAAAAATGCTGGATATTGCAGGATTACAATATCTAAGCATGTACACCGTCTTGTTGCTGATGCTTTTCTTGAAAAACCAGAGAACGAAGAAAGGTGCTGGGTTGACCACATAGACGGGAACCGCTCAAACAATGACGTTTCTAATTTAAGATGGGTGACACCTTCTGAAAACGCACTGTCGTATGGGTATCATTCCAGAATTAAAAATAAGAAACGCCAGGTAAGGGCAACACATCTCGACGGAAGGACAATCCTATTTGAATCCAGACAAGCGGCGGCTGAATACTTCCACTGTTCTGACAGTGAAATTAAGTACAACAGTCGATACCGCAAGAGGAATAAAAAAGGCTGGATTTTTGAAAAAGTTGAAGATATAGTCTAATCCCTTAAAAGCCATGTGCGGAAACGCGCGTGGCTTTTTATAATACCGGGAAACCGGGGGTAACGAAATGGTTAGACAACCTGAAACTTGGCTACGGCGGTACGCAGGCTGAGATGAAGCGGCTTATCAAAGAAGCTGCTGCCATGAAAGACACGCAGAAAGAGCTTGGCGTAACGGTCGATTCAACCAGTATGTCCTATGCGAACATTGTACAAGCGATTCATGTCGTGCAGGCCAACATGGGCATCATGGGAACGACCAGCAAGGAAGCTGCAACTACAATTCAAGGCAGTACAGCGTCGATGAAGAGCGCTTGGGAAAATCTTTTGACTGGAATTGCAGACCCGGAGCAAGACTTTCAATCCTTGGTGGACAACCTTGTTGACAGTGTTATTACTGCCGGGAACAACATTATACCGCGCATCAAAGAAATTGTGCCTACTTTGATTGATGGCTTGAGCGAACTGGTCACACAGCTTGCGCCTTATGTGAGCGGTGTGATTATGGAGCTTGAACCGACTATTGAAGAGGGCTTGCAGGCACTTTTCGGCGGGTTAAGCAGCGTAGCAAGCGAATTGCAGCCCATTGTTGCCGATGTGTTTTCTTTTTTTGGCGATGCAATTATTTCCGGGCTGACAAGCGCGATTGAAAACTCTGACTTTTCGTTCTTGCTTGACATTTTTGATAATGTTAAAACAGCAGCTGAAGAAGTCGTGCCTGTAATTGAAGAAATCGCACCAGCACTTGTGACAGTTGGTGCAGCTGTAAAAGGCTGGCAAATCGGGACGAAAATCCAAAAAATGGCAACGGCCTTTGACGAAGCCAAAGTTGCTGTTTCTTTGTTCAGCATGGGGCTTTCTGACACGGAAATTGCACAGGGTGCGCTCAATGGCACATTAAAGGCATCCGAAGTTCTTGCCGGATTGCTTACAGGGAAGATTTCTCTTATGACGTTGGCACAGGCGGCAGCGGCAAAAGCGCAAGCCGCTTTTAATGCGGTTTTGGCAGCAAACCCAATTACACTGGTTGTGGTTGCAATTGGCGCACTGGTTGGCATTTTGGCTGTGCTGTATGCGAAGAACGAAGATTTCAGAAATTCTGTAAATGGCGTTATTGAAAGCATCTGGGCAAAAATCCAAGAGCTTGTAGCATGGGTGCAGCCTTATGTTGAAGCGGCTATGCAGGTTATTGGGCAAGTCGTTACACAGGTCATTACAGATTTGACCCCAGTCATACAGAGCATCGGTGAAGCGTTCAGCGCTGCATGGAACCTTGTACAGACTGTATGGGCATGGGCAAGTGCATTCTTTCAGGCTATCTTCCAGGCAATTGTGGTTATCTTTGCACCTTTTGCACCGATTATCAGCGGATTCTTCCAGGGCGCGTGGATCATCATTCAAAGCATCTGGAATGTTGCGGTAAGCTTTTTCCAGACTGTGTTTAATTTGATTACCGGCGTGTTCTCTACGATTGACGCTGTGTTGTCTGGTGACTTTCAGGGCGCGTGGGAGTCGATTCAGGGCATCTTTGAAGGTGCGTTTGACTTTTTCTCTACGGTCGGCCAGAACGTTGTTGAGGGCATCAAGGGTGGCATGGCGGCTGTTTGGGGTGGTCTTGTCAGCTTCGTGCAGGGCTTGTGGGATGGCATCAAGAGCATTTTTGTCATCAATGCAAGTGATGTGAAAAACAACACGGGGTCTGACGGCAGCCACGCAGGCGGCATGGATTATGTTCCCTATAACAACTACGTTGCAAATCTGCATCGCGGTGAGATGGTGCTGACAGCCGATGAAGCGGACAACTACAGACGCGGTAAGGGCAGCAGCAACGGCTTTACCCTGACGCAAAATATTTACGCGGCAAAGCAAACGCCGGTTGAACTGGCAGCAAGTACAGCAGCGTATTTTCAGCGGGCGAGGTGGGCGATATGAGTTTTTTAAGCAAGACTTTTAAATACGTCAACTCGCTGAGGCAGTCTATCGTGTTTGACTATGAGCACGGTTATCTCATCAGTAAGCCGGATGGCATTGATACAATTTCGGTCACTGCCAACACGGCGAAGGGCATCGGTCAAGTAGGCGCTACTGTGCAATCTAAGGCCATTCAGACGCGGCCTATTACCATCAATGGCAGAGTTATAGGCAAGGACGCGCAATCGCTGAAAGACGCGCTTATGACCGTTGTACGGCCTGACCTGACAGGGGTGTTGTATGCCGGGGACTGGCACATAGACGTTATTGTAACGGCATCGCCTACCATTGGCGCATCAAAACGCGGTGCGCCGTTTCAGCTTGGCTTGCTTGCCCCCTACCCGTATTGGGAAAGTGGCGAACGAAAGGCAATGCAGCTGCGCGGCGTGCAAAAAGGTTTTAAATTCCCATGGAATATCAGCAAAACGTATTATTTCGGCAAAGTCATTGTGCTGAAATACATTGTTTTGCAGAATTTCGGGCAGTTTGATGTTCCGTTTATTCTGGAAATCAATTGCGTTGGCGAGACGGCAACAAACGTAGGCATTGAAAACATGCTGACAGGTGAAGTGCTGCGGCTGGAAAAAACGCTTGTGGAAGATGAGCGTGTCGTTATCAAGACATCGCACGGGAAAACAACGGTCACAAGCTCTAAGGACGGTGACTGCCGGGGTGCACTTACGCTTGAAAGTACACTGTACAGAATCCATACGGGCGATAATGCGTGGAAACCTACTGCGGACAGTGGGCTTGAAAACGTTGAGATGAGTGTTTCGTTTGCGGAAGAAAGTGCGGGTGTAACGGTAATATGAGATTAGAGCTGTTCTCCCCCGACCTTAGCAACCGACACGAAATCACGCACGCGATCAGCAGCGAATTCAGCGACTACTATAACGATGTGGGAAAATTTACGGTAGTTTTGCCGATGGATGAGTACAACATCGGGATAGTGGAATTGGATGCTGTTTTGTACATTGTAGAGCGAAGACTTGCGTATACGGTGGAAGAAATACAGTTCGATTGCGATAACAGCGAAATCACGTTGAACGGGTACAGCCTGAACAACAAACTGAACCGGCGTGTTATTGCGGCAACCGCCAGCATTGCCAACGTGGAAACGGATGTGTACAGCGTTATTACTGCCAACCTGCGCGGGCTGCCTGTACTGCTGGCAGAGAAAAAAGGCTTGACAGAAACCGTGAAAGCAACAGAGGTGTACGGGGATGAACTGTTAAACTGCATACAGCCGATTTTGACAGATGCCGAGATTGGGAACCGGATGGTTTTGGACTACAGATCCAAAACGGAAACGTTTGAACTGTATAAGGGCGTTGACCGTACAGAGGGATTAAACGCGGTCCTGTTTGTGCAGGAACGCGGAACGGCGCCGGGGCTGGTAGTTGACAAGGATATTTCTGAATACAAAAATGTGTGCTACTGTGAAGCGCAGTACAAAGACGGCACAAAGTTTGTGGTGCAGGCTGGCACGGCCAGCGATGCGGAACGGCGCGAACTATGGGCGAGGTTCAGCGGAGACGCACAGCAGGATGGCGAGACAAACGCTGCGTTTCAGGCGCGCGTTAAGCAGTATGCAGCGTTGCAGCTAGGTAGCCATTTGAACCGAAACGGATTTGACATTGACGCGGACGGCGATGAACTGGGCACGGCATATAATGTCGGAGATTTGGTTTGGTGCGTTTCTTTGCGGCTGGGTGTAAAGTACAAGGCAAGAATAACGGCAGCAAAGTATTCACAGGATGCAAACGGGTCGAGCGTCAAGCTGGTTATTGGCGACCCGATTTTAACAGTGTTGAGGTGAGACAGTGGCAGAAATTAAAAATTTCCCGAATAATGTTGACGAATACATCGGGGCACAAAATGTCATGAAGTGGCTGCACGGGCGTACAAGCGGCGTTTTTGGCGCGGATGGCAATTTAAGTGTTACTGCAAACGGCAATATGACGGTAAGGGTATCGGATGGTGTTGGTTGGCTTGCGAACGACAAAGCAGACGGTACGGTTTTTTGGAATGATACAAAAGAACAGACCGGCAGCGAGTTACAGCTGACAATCCCGCTGGCGAATGCTGTATCGCCGCGTATTGACCGTGTTGTTGTGAGTTGGGACACAGTAGACTATGCAGCAAAACCGCGCATTGAAGTGCTGAAAGGTACGGCGGCTTCTACACCTGTTGCACCGGCACTGACAAACAATAGTTTGTTGCGGCAGATTTCGCTTGCACAGATTGCAATTCCTGCGGCAGCAAGCAAAATCACGTCGGCCAATATTACCGATGAACGACTTGACAGCACAGTATGCGGCCTTGTAACTGACTGGGTAAGCGTTGATACCAAGGTAATGCAAGAACAATTTGCTGCTTTTCTTACCCAAATTAAAACTGAGCTAGATCATCTGCATGCTGGAACGGCTACGATGATGCGAGCGACCTATGACCCGCAGGGGCGGCAGACCGATATTTTTAAGGCGATCGACAAGGTCTCCAACATCTACTATGCCAGGCTTACGCTGAACGGTTGGACGGCCTGCAGCAGCGCCGACCAGGCCAAAGACCTACTGTACCAACAGACGGCTACGCTGACCTGCGCGAACAGCCATGCTCCGGTGGTGACGGCTGCCAGCGAGTTTTTGTCCGGCATCGGCTACGACAAGACCGGGGTGCCCGCTACCGATAATGTGCTGAATGAAGTGCAGGACATCATCAACGACGGCGTGACGGTCACGGCGTACAATTCGGTGCTGGTTAAGGTAAAAGAAAAGCCTACCGCCGAAATCCGGGCGCGGTGGGTCATTCAAAGCTGATGGAGGTTTAGCATGAAACATTGTAAGAAATCTGCGGCATGTGCTGCGCGGGGTGGCTGCTGATGGGAGTAGCACCGAGGATTCCGGGAGAGAACGCAAAAGGGAAAATGCTTGCACAAATCTATGAATACGGGATGGGGTCGGCAAGCATTAAGGCACTTTACTGTAACGAGAAATTGGCAAGCGCTTCAGATGGCACTTTTGAAATCCATATTAAAAAAGCGGGTACATATCGGCTTATTGGCTGGGTGCAGGCACGGGATTCCGCCTATAAGGCTTATTTGAAATGCAATGATGTTACAATCTTCGGCCCTTTTATTAACAGCGGTTTTGACCTTGAAAAAAAATTAAGTGCAGGAGATGTCATCAGTATCCCCAGTCAGTACATGGATTATTATTCTACAGCATCTGCAACATTGATTATACTTACAACTTAATGGAAGCGAGTGATTTTATGGGAATGTCGCCGAGAACACCTGGCGGTAAAAAATTGAAGTTGCTACTGTAGAAATTTACGTCTACAAATAACGAGGTACAAAATGAAAATCTACGATGAAATCACCAACGAGGAGCTGACATCTCCCGACCTGTCAGCCGGTTATCTCTACACCGCCCGGCGGGTTGCCGAGCATGTGCCGGAGAGCCGGGAAGTGATGCAGGGCACTGTCACCGAGGACGATCCCAAAGGCCTTGAGCACATCATCTCCGGCTACGATGTGTACGAGGACTGCCAGTTCTACCACGCTTACACGGCAGAGGAACTGGCCGAGCGGGAAAAACCCACGCTGCAGGAACAGGTGGACGCCAACGCGGCGGCCATTTTGGAGCTGGCCCAGATGCTGGCCGGAGGTGAATGATATGGTACAGTTTTATATCTGCTGCATCAAGCGCGGGCTGATTACGCTGGACAAAGTGCCGGAGAAATGGCGTGAGGCCGTAATGGCAGAGATGGAGGGAGCATGACGCATGAAGTAGTGCTGCAGGGGTACAACGTAAAGCCTGGCTCTCTGCAGCTTGGAACTTTTGACAGTTACGGTATCGAGGAGCTGCATGTGACGGCAGATGACAGTTGGGATGGGCTGGACATTCTGGCCGTATTCCACGCGCCGAACGGGACTGCGAAAAAGGTTGTTGTTGGGGCAGACGGTATGCTTGCCGTACCGCCGGAAGCTACGGCGAAGCAGGCAGGCGTTGGCAGAATTGTTTTTGTTGGGCTTGCGGAAAACGTGCAGCGCATTACTGTGGACATGGGATACAATATCAAGCCGCACTCTGACATCGAGGGAGACAACCCCGGCACGCCGACGCCGGATGTGGTGCAGCAGATTCTTGCCAACTCGAACAATGCCGTCAGCATTGCCACGGCGGCGCAGGACGCCGCCGAGAACGCCCGACAAGCCGCTGAGGATGCGGCCAAAAAGGCGGGCGAGGGAGCGGGCGGCGCTGCTGCCAGTGCAGCGGCCGCCAAAAAGAGCGCCGAGGACGCTGCTGCATCCAGCAAGAGCGCGGCGAGCAAGGCAGAGGAGTCCGCATCCTCCGCCAGTGCGGCCGCTAAGAATGCCAAAGCAGCTCAGACCGCACAGGGCAGCGCCGAAAATGCTGCTCAGACAGCCGCTGATGCAGCGGGTGCCGCTAGACAAGCTGCTGGCGTGGCCGGCAGTGCCGCTAAGGCTTCCAGCACCAGTGCTGGCGAGGCCGCACAGAGTGCAGAGGCGGCTGAAACTGCCAAGCAGAGAGCAGAGGACGCGGCAAAAAAGGCGCTTGAAGCAAAAACGGGCTCGGAAAACGCCCTGCAAGATGCTGACGCAGCAAAAGATGCCGCAAGTGGCTATGCCGATGCTGCGGCAGAAAAAGCTACAGCAGCATCGAAATCCGAGAACAGCGCTGCTGATAGCGCGGCGGCGGCTAAAAAGTCGGCGGATGATGCCAACAACACTGCCAACAGCATCAAGGATTCTATGACACAAATTTCCGAGAACAAGGAGGCGGTTAGTCAGCTAAAGGAAGATATAGAGAGTACAAATTCTATTCTTGAAGAAAATTTAGTTCGGATTAGCGCAAACCTTATAAACCCAGACAACATGCTTGAAAATACAGCTATTACAATTTCAAATAGAATTTCGACCTCATCAAATACAACGTACAAGTCCTATCTAAACATACCTGTTAAAGCCGGAGAATCGTATTATATTGGAAATTCGCATAGGGTGTCTTGCGTTATTGACAGCGCAGAAAATAAGTTGGTCTTGCAGTCTAATACACAAAATAAAACAGGCCCGTTTATTTTCAATGTAGAAAAAAGTGGCTTGCTATGCGTATGCTTTTACATGACAGAGGAAAAGCCGTGGGTTGCACTTGCTGAAAAAGAAACAGAATACGAAGAGTACGGAAGTAAGTTGTTGCAGGAATGGCTTAAACTACAAATTGAGAAGTATGGCTATTCAAATCCGTTAAAAGGGAAAACAATATATAATTTCGGTGATAGCATATCAAATGGGCAAGGTAATTTGGTAGGCGATAAACGCCTTGGCCCCGCAGAGCTTGTTGCTCTTGATAACGATATGGTCTGCACTGATTTTGCTGCCAGTGGTTCCACAATGTCTACTGCTGGAGGCGGGAATTATATCTTAAAAAGGATTAACGATGCTATATCGGCGAGCCCTATTACGCCCGACTTTGTGCTTCTTGCCGGAGGAATCAATGATCTAAAAGTTACATCGGTTGGCGATTTTTCAGAGCCGTCAAGCAACGATGACTTCAGAGAAGAATACATCGGTTTGCTCGATACATCGAATTTTTCCGGTGCATTTGAAACTGCAATTTATAGAATTTTGAACGCTTGGCCCGGAACACAGTTGATATACATGACGGAGCACAAAATGCCAAGCCATTACAATGATGGAACGGAAACTTTATATCAAACTGCGGAAAAAATTTGCAAAAAATGGTGCGTTCCCATATTGGATATGTGGAATAGTGGCGGGTTAAATATGTCCGTGCTCGCAAATAACAAAGCGTATGGAACGGGTGATGCAAACTTAGATGGTATACACACAGATACAACACACCCTAACGGAGAAGCATACAGACTATACTATGTTCCAAAGTTAAAGTCAAAACTTTTAGAGTGTTGCCCTAAAACCAATTAACTAAAGAGGGCTTTAGCTGACTATCAAACAGAAAGGACAACAAATCATGAGACTTTCAAACGGTGAAGTCCGACTGAAAGACCTACCGGCAGGCCCTACGCGGTGGAGTGGCCTGTGCCGCCTGTGGAACAAAAAGGAGAGTGAAACCGATGAATGATGAAATGATTCTGTCGCCCGAAATGGACAAGGAACTGTCGAACGGGAAGGGAGAGGACGAGAATGAGTGATTCTGCACTGGCCGCTTACACGGCCATCAGCCCAAACTGCAACCGGCCCCGGAGCCAGCCCATCAGCAAGATTACCGTCCACCACATGGCTGGCAACACAACGCTTGAGGCTTTCGGCGCTCTTGTCGGTAAAACCTCTCGCCAGATGAGCGCAAACTACGCCATCGAATCCAGCGGGCGTATCGGGCTGTTCTGCCACGAGGCGGACAGGTCGTGGTGTAGTTCCAGCCCGTGGAACGACCAACGGGCAATTACTATTGAAGTCGCTAACGACAGCGGCGCACCGGACTGGCACGTCAGCGACAAGGCGTATGCCGCGCTGCTCGACCTTTGCACCGACATTTGCCGCCGCAACGGCATCAAGAAACTGACCTATACCGGCGACAAGAACGGCTCGCTCACGATGCACTGCTTTTACGCCGCCACGGCCTGCCCCGGTCCTTATCTCAAGAGCAAGTTCCCAGACATTGCGGCGCAGGTCACAACGCGCCTGAAGGGCGGCGTGGCCGACGCTGCGCCCGCCAAGACGCAGGAGCAGACGTTCATTGACGTCATGGCCGAGAAGTGCCAGAGCCGTTGCCTGAACGCACATCTTCTGCCGTCGCTGTGCATTGCGCAGGCTTGCCTTGAAAGCGCCTACGGCACGAGCGAGCTTGCAGTACAGGCAAACAACCTGTTCGGCATCAAGGCCAGCAATTGGAGCGGCAGAGTATACAACAAGGCCACGAAGGAGTGGGACGGCAGCAAGTACATCACTATCACGGCGGGCTTCCGCGCCTACGATACGATGGTCGCCTGTGTAGAGGACTACATCAAGAAGCTGACGACCATGCCGCGCTACTCGAACCTTGTCGGCTGTACCGACATCAACAAGGCGTGCGAGTACATCCGCGCCGACGGTTGGGCGACCAGCCCGACCTACACGTCCAGTCTGCTGGCTGTCGTGAAGAAGTTCAACCTGACACGGTACGATGCCGCCATCAAAGAGGACAGGCCCGCCGCGCCGACGCATCAGGAGGTCTGGCTGGATCACGTCGTCCTTCCGAACGCTGCGGCGATGGAGTTCTACATCATCGCCAAGAAGTACGGGCTGGACAACGACAAAGCGTATCACGCTAAATTTGTGGAGGTGTGATGCCGATGCAGCATGTATTTTCGTTTACACTTGCGGAGGCCTGGGCGTTTTTGATTTACGCGGCGGGTGCTGCTGCCGGACTGTATGCCGGGGGCTTGGCTATCAGCAAAGTAATTACCGCAGTAAAAAAGCCAAAAACCGACCAGGACAAACGCATTACCCAGTTAGAAGCGCGGGTGAACGCTATGGAGGTTCTTTTGAAAAACGACAAATTGCGGCTTGACCGCATGGGTGATGGGCAGCATGTGACCATGCAGGCGCTGCTTGCCCTGCTTGACCACAACCTTGACGGGAACAACATTGACCAGATGCAGAAAGCAAAGGAAGCATTGCAGAAGCATCTGATCGGCTGAAAGAAGGTGCATATCTATGGGCGATTTTTTGAAAAATCTTGCAGCGCTTATCAAGGTAAAAACCATTGTGACGCTGGTGGTAGTTGCGGTTTTTGCGGTACTGGCATTGCAAAGCAAATTACAGCCTGACACGGTCATGACCATTGTCACAATGGTCGTGGCCTTTTATTTTGGCACACAGACCGAAAGCAAGAACAAGAAGGATGAGTAATCATGCCAAAGTTTGATTTTGTCGGCGGTTTGCTGACCGATGAAGAAACAGATGTTTTGCAGCTTCGGCGGCGCGGCTGGCGCAATGCGGATATTGCGGCGGAACTGAATTGCAGCGAGCGCACGGTAAAACGGCGCGTACACAGTATCAAAAACAAAATAGGCTGATTTAAAGGGCACGGCTGCTTTTGCGGCCGCGCCCTTTTTTCTTTTGTCCCAAAGACGGCACAATGTTGGCACTTTACTGGCCTACGTTGTGCCGTATTTTTTTGTACAATTAAGAAAAAAGGAGCGGTGCAGATGGCATATAGGCAAATCAACCTAAACCCAGAGCAAAAGCGCGTTGGCGATTGCACCGTCAGAGCCATTGCGGCCGCCACGCATCAAGAGTGGGCGGCTGTATATGCGGCGCTTGTGTTGGCAGGATTTGAACTACATGATATGCCGTCTGCAAACTATGTTTGGGGCAGCTATCTGCGCCGATGCGGGTGGAAGCGTTCGACAATTCCGAACAGTTGCCCGGACTGTTACACCGTTGCGCAATTTGCGAAAGACCACCCGGACGGAACATACATTTTGGCAATGGCTACGCATGTTGTGTGCGTGCAGAATGGGGATTGGCTAGATACATGGGACAGCGGAGATGAAGTGCCGCTGTACTACTGGCAGAAAGGATGATTGACAATGGCGTTTGGCGTACCGTATCAGCCCGGATTTGCGCCGGGATATTACCCGATGGGGCAGCCATCTGCAATGCCAGACCAGCTGGCGCAGCTGCGGCAGAACTACCAGCAACCGCAGCAGTCCGCGCCTATCATCTGGGTGCAGGGTGAAGAGGGCGCGAAAGCCTACATGGTGGCCGCTGGAAACAGTGTGCTGCTAATGGACAGCGAAAGCAGCGTGTTCTACATCAAGTCGACGGATGCCAGTGGGATGCCGCAACCACTACGAATATTTGACTACACAGAGCGCGGCAAACAGGCCGTAGAAAAGGTCGAAAGCAAAAACGATAAGTTTGTCACGCGGGAAGAGTTTGACGCTCTACGCGCCCGCTTTGACGCGTTGACGGCAGATAAGCCGGGAAAGGGTGATAACAATGCCAAATCCACTGTTTAATGCTCTGGGCGGCGGTAAGCTGCCCGGCCCGATGGGGCAGTTTCAGCAGATGATGCAGCAGTTTCAGCAATTTCGGCAGAATTTTCAGGGCGACCCAAAACAAGAGGTGCAGAAACTGCTGCAGTCCGGGAAAATGAGCCAGCAGCAGCTTAACCAGTTGCAGACGATGGCGCAGCAGTTTCAAGGATTTCTGAAATAGGTTTGACCGTGCGCACGGTGAACATACATTAACTTTGATATTTTTTGAAAGGAGAATAACATGAGTCTTTCTTCGGACGGCACTGTAATGACGATGCCTGTTCAGCCCGCAAATACCAACAGCGGCAACGGCTGGGGTTTTGGAGGCGACGGCGCGTGGTGGATTATTATTCTGTTCTTGTTCGTATTTTGCGGCTGGGGCGGTAACTGGGGTGGCAATGGTGGCTTTGGTGCTGGCAACGGCGCCGGGGTGGTTGACGGTTACGTTCTTACGTCAGATTTTGCCAACATTGAGCGCAAAATTGACAACGTGAACAATGGCTTGTGCGATGGCTTTTATCAGCAGGCGCAGCTTATCAACGGCGTACAGCAGGGCATGAGCAACGGCTTTATGTCGGCCGAAATCAGCCGTGCAAACCAGCAGGCCGCATTTATGCAGCAGCTCTTTGCCATGCAGATGCAGCAGGCCAACTGCTGCTGCGAGACCCGCGAGGCGATTCAGGGCGTTAATTACAATATGGCGACGCAGGCATGTGAGACACGGCAGAGCATCAACACTGGCACACGAGACATCATCGAGAACCAGAACGCCAACGCACGCGCGGTGCTTGACGCTCTGACCGCCCAGCGCATTGAGGCTAAGGACGCCAAGATTGCCGAGCAGAACCAGCAGATTTTCGCTGCTCAGCTTGCCGCAAGTCAGGCGGCGCAGAACAGCTATCTGCTGAACCAGCTGCGCCCATTGCCGGTGCCCGCCTACCAGTCTTGCAACCCCTGGGCAGCTGGCACTTATAACGGCTGCAACGGCTGCGGCTGCTAAAACCGAATACGGCAACTTGTCGGAACAGCCGACATGTTCGGCCCCGTGCCGATGATGCAAAATGTGGCGGGGCAATCGTCCCGCCACTATTTTTTTGAAAGGAATGATTTTATGGCTGAATTTACAAACGCCAATACCGTAAGCGTGGCAGCAGGCCAGAACGTGCCACTGACGGAAACGGCAGTAGCGGGTAAGGGCTGTGTCGTACACAGAGAGGGCGCCGGTATTGTTACGCTGCGCGGCATTACAAACCAGTGCAAAGCCCGTTTCAAAGTAGGATTTGGTGCAAACATTGCTATCCCTACCGGCGGCACAGTGGAAGCTATTACGGCTGCACTTTCCATCAACGGAGAACCGCTGAACAGTGCGAGTGCAATCGTGACACCGGCAGCAGTAGAAAACTATTTTAATATTTACGTCACGGCTTTTGTTGAAGTTCCGCGCGGCTGCTGCCTTACCGTTGCCGCCGAAAACACAAGCACACAAACCGTTTTGTTTGCGAACGCAAACTTTATGGTTGAGAGAGTGAGCTGAAAGGAGCGCTATTATGAGTATGAAAGTTATGTACGATTTAAAGGACATGCTGTGCGCAGAGCTTGACGAAATCGGCAAAAAAGGCGAAATGTCTGCTGGCGACTTGGAAACTGTTCACAAGCTGACTGACACCATCAAAAACATCGACAAAATTGTCATGCTGGAAGATGACGGCTACAGCCGAGATGAAGATTACAGCCGGGATGGTGATTGGGGCACCAATATGCGCGGCAATTATGGACGCGGAAGCAGCTATGCGCGGCGCGGTTCGCATTATGTGCGCGGCCATTACAGCCGAGACGATGCGAGAGACAGCATGATGCGAAAGCTGGAAGACATGCTACGAAACGTTGATGGATACGACCGCGAAACTATCCAGCATTGCATCGACGAGATTAAAAACACTTGACGGAGGTGGAGGCTATGGTGGACGTGCGAGAGATTGACGGCGCTATAGCCGAAATCGAAAATAGCGAACTTACCATGACCAGAGTTAAAAATCTGGCGGCGCTGTATGTTGTGAAAAATCAGCAGCTTGCAGATGTATCCCCTGCCCCACAAAAAGCAGAACTGCAGGAGCCTGTGCGTTACTACGAAGCGGCAGAACCGTCTACGAGGGCTGCTGTTGGCGGCAGTGACTTTTTGCAGGCTGTGTCAAACGTAGACACCACAGCGGCGCTGAACGTGCTGGATGAGCTTATGTCGGCCTTGTATGTAACAAACCCTAAAGTTTATAATGGCGTAATGCGGAAATTGGAGCGTTTACAGGATGAGTGAATTTTTGGAGATTGTAAACAAGGCCGATACCGGGCGAGTGTGGCGTGTGCTGGATGAGTTTATGGATGCGCTGAAAGAAGCACGGCCGGAAGTGTATAATGATTTGGTACACAGCTTGCAGAGAAAATAAGCAAGTGTGTACTAAAGTGTGTACTGCATAAAGAAAACGCCGTGGATTTCGACGAATCTACGGCGTTTTTCAGAGAGCGGCTGATGGGAGTCGAACCCACGGAGATACAGAATCATATCGATTCAACAAGCAAAAAATGGCGATGATACGGAACGTTATCGTTCTGCATTTTTGTGGCAAACCATATATTTTCCAAAAAAGTGTGTACTTTTAGTGTGTACTTTTTAGCACATCCTTAAATGTTTCGTCAATCGCAGAGGCTATTTTTTCGGCCTGGCCGTTGACTGCGTGGCCGTACACGCCAAATGTATCCATATTTTTGCTGTGCCCAACAATCTGTTTGAGCTGCCCTTCTGGTAGTGCGCTTGCAATCGATACAAACGTGTGTCGAAGCTCGTAAAGAGAAACATAATTTATTCCGTTGTAATCGCAATACTTTCTCCACCATTTATAGAGCAAGTGCTCATCTGAGATTCCAAAAACACTTTTACCATTTTTTGTAAGTTCGCGTTGCGCATCTATTACGCTTTTAGCCATGTCGGACAATTCAATTGCTCTAACCGCATTGTCATTTTTACCTGTTGTTTTTTCTCCATAAATGTTGATCGCACGCCGCAGAAAAATTCTGTTTTCTTTCACATCTTCCCACTGCATGCCAATCAACTCACCCGGTCGAATCCCGGTCAGAACAGCAAGGCGGTACGCGTTGATATAAGGGTCTTTGGCTTCCTTGCCCATGTACTTGGTTTTGTCGCTTGACAATAAAATTGCTAAATCGTCTGGCTGCAATATTTTCTTTTGCGGCTTTGGAGTTCCAGCGGGAATGTTCAAGTTATCCGGGACAAACGTTGTATAGCCTGAATTGCGTGCAAACCGAAAAAACGATGTGATGTCTCCATAGATATTTTGAAGCGTTTTACGGCTTTTTCCAGCGGCTTTGGCGTTGTCTAAAATTGTTTGCACTTGCTGCTGCGTCAACGATTCCAACCGCCGGTGCCCAATTTCCGGCTGAATCCATATGCGCCAGCGGCTTTCCTTTGGTCTAAAATTGCTTATGCCTGATATTTTTGATTCTCTCGCAAGGTATTCTTTATATGCGCTCTCGACCGTCTTTCCGCGCGTTTGCAAGCCGTTTTCTAGCCAGTCATCTGCTTTTTTGTTGGCTTCCCGCTGGCCTGTGCGCCCTGGCTTGGCGCTGGTAAAGGTTTTGCGCACGCCGTCTTTCTGCACGTTTATCTGCCAGCGCTGGGCAGATTCAATCCATCTCGCTGTATTTGTTCTTTTCATATTGCGGCTCCTTTTTTTGTGTGTTATAATAATGCCGTCAACTTTTTATGTTGACGGCTCTTTGCCCTTGTCGGTGGTACGAACACCGGCAGGGGCTTTTTTGTTTAGTAGCGGATAAAACCAACAGACCCAATGCAAACATCAATAAGTTGTCGATATTGGTCATTTACAGCCTTTGACAAAAAGCATATTGTTGGTGCAGTACAATTTTGGTCAAAGGGGGCAGACAAATGGAAAGGCTGGTAAACAAGCCGCCGTCCCATCATGGGCGAAAGCGACAAAAAAAGTTGTTGTCAAGTGCTAAAAATCCGATATATAGGACAGCAAAGACTTGACAAATGAGTATTTTTGTAAAAGCACTTGAATACAACCGCTAATTGTATTATAGTTGTATTCACAACTTCTTCTGCCTACTTTTGAGCGTTTTTACGCGATTGATATAAGAATCTCTCTTTTCAATGTAGTAAGGATTTTTTATCTTTTTTAGGATGGCGAGAGCCTTATCATACTCGCCAATTTTTATATACAAATCTGGGAGCCGGAATGTCCATTTTGAACCGCTGAACAGCAGCCCGCCGCTTTTCCAGATGCCCTCCCAAAATTTAATCAAAAAATCAATATCGCCGGTTTCCTTAAAATAAGATTCAGCGCGTTTTATCTTTTCAAGCTGTTCGTCCTGCGATTTTAGCTCACGCTGTAGCCTCCTGATTTCCGGATCGTCAGACACGACATCTTCAATCCTTTTCGGTTGCTTAACGGGAACAGGCTTTTGCGGTTCCTGTTTCAAAAAGTCAAAAAATCCCACGATATCACATCCCTGCTTAAAATTGGAGGAGAATTATGGAAAAAGAAGAATTGATAGAGATTATTATCAAGGATATTATAAAATTGCCGTATGAAGTGCAGGAAAAACTAATTAAAAAATACGAGGTGAATAGAAATGAAAAAGATAGCTGATTTTTTCCTTCTTGTGGAATGTGTGATTCTTAACAGCACCTATAAACTAAGTCGATTTGAGAAAAAGCACGAGGTGCTATTTATATTAGTTGTAGAAATCCCATTGTGCGTAGTCGCATCCGTATTGACCAGTTTAGCAATGCTAGCTTTACATATTTTATAAAAACATTGCTGCAATAAAATTTGTTACAAGTGTTGTTACAATCGATACGCCTATCGGGACACAAATCGACCTCGAACAAAACCGATAAAAATCCAATTTTCTGTATTGCAGGTAATCCTTCCCTGTATCTGTTATAATGACCCTCCGCGTATTCCCTTTATATGCGTATATATTTACAAGGTTGCAATGGGAAAGCCTAGAGTAAATTTCAACATCGTTTTCGTTGTCGGCATTGTATATTGTACCGATAGGCTTTTTCGATTTCCTGCCCTTGTTAATTTGTTTGAGGGCGGACAGTTCTTTTTGACTGAGGGCAATTTCATCAAAGCTCATTTTTGCCCCCGTTCTCTCAACTCGGCTATAACATCTTCCTGTAAAAGCAAGAGATCTTCATAAGACAGCTTAGAAAGTCTTTCCCTACGCCCCTCGCCTTGTGCGGTGGGCTTTTTTTCGTTTTCGGAATCCCCGGTCAGGTCGGCAACGGTGACTCCTAACTCGTTAGCTATTGCGACCAGTTTGTCATAAGGCGGGGAATTTGGTCTCTTTGCCATTTTGCCGATATACCCATTTGAAAAGCCGAGCTTTTCCTCTAGCCTAGTCAAGCTAGTCTTTTTCTTTTTGCACAGGGCACGAATGGTTTCTACAGTTTTAGCGTTATCCACAAAAATCACCTAGACTATTTGTGCATATTTTTAGGCGATAGTCTATTGACTACTAGGCGATAAGCTAGTATAATAGAGAGCATAGAGGGCAACAAAGAACCAAGCCCCCTAAAATTCAGCGGACTAGCTAAAAATATGCTGTTATAAATCTTGCAAGTTCATAGTAGCATATTTTCTAGCAATAGTCAACTAGAAAGGAGCTTTTGCTAGGTGAATATTTCGAAAATTGATGCGCTGTGCCGAAAAAACAATATTTCTCGCACAATCCTTGAGGAACGCGCCGGAATCTCAAACGGCGCACTTGGCAAGTGGGAGAAATCGCCTTACGGCCCCAGCATCACGACGCTAAAGAAAGTGGCTGACTATTTCGGCGTGCCGGTTGATTATTTGCTAACCGATAACTAGAAAGATAGAAGCGGCTGCAAGTGAACTGATTGCGGAAAAAAAGGAGTAACCGTATGAACAACCGAGCTTTTAAAGCACTTCTCAAAAGTAAAGGTTACAACCGGGAAAAACTGGCAGAAGAACTGAAATTGAGTGGAAATTCTGTTGGGAGAAAATACACAGGTAAAATTTCATGGACGTGGCCGGAGGTTTGCAAAGTATGTGCCGCGCTGGACATCTCCCTGGACGACTTTGCCGCCTACTTCCCCGCCGCCGCAGTCCGCCGGTCAACCCCCGTCAAGCCCAAATCCGACCGCGAACAGCTGGCAGACGCGCTGCAGCTTGCCGCTGACCTCCTCAAAAAAGCGTAGGAATTGCTTTGAAAGGCGGGGCAAAGGAAAAGCCATGCTTGCCCATGCAATGGCAGAGCTATGAAAGGCATTGGCGATGCGCAGCTTGGAAAGGAATGGATTTGCATTGGAAAAGCACCGTTTAGCATCGTTTTGCAATAGCAAAGAGATGTATGGAGCAGCAAAGGCACAGCTACGCAGAGCACAGCAGTGGCAAAGCAGGGCGTAGAAGGGCACCGCAACGGCGTAGCATTTCATTGCGACGCGACGGCAAAGCAAAGACTTGAAGAGCAACCGTAATTTATCAATTAGAAAGGACGACCACAAATGAAAATCCGTATCACTTTAACCGAAGAGGTTTTAGGTTCCAGCCCCAGCAATGAGGAGCTGCTGGCCGCTTACATCGCCAGCAAGGCCCCCACCGATGACCTGACCGCGCAGGAAGTCGACAACATCAAAGCGCAGGCGGCAGAGGAAAGAACGACCATTTTCCCCAAGACTGCCGACGGAACGCCGTTCATCTACGATTATCAGATCAAGGGCATGTTTAAGGACAGCTGCAAGGCCCTTGCCACTGCCGGTAAGGCAGGCTATCCGGGTGGCAAGCACTGTGCCGCGTTGAAAGCCTACAAGAAAGCCATTGACGGCCTGATTTTCGTTTCCCCGCGTGAGATTCCATACAACCTTCACGGCCTAAAGATGGGCTTCTGTGAGCGCCCCCTGCGCGCACAGACCCCGATGGGTGAGCGCGTCAGCATCGCCAAGAGCGAGAGCGTGCCCGCCGGAGCAACCGCAGAATTTGAAATCGAATGCCTGGATGAAAAGCTGGAAGATATGGTACGCGAATGTTTGGACTACGGCGCAAAGCGCGGCTTGGGCCAGTGGCGCAACTCCGGCAAGGGCCGCTTTGAATGGGAGGAAGTAAAAGAATGATGGCGACAGCAACAAAAAAACGCCGCCCCTGTGCTGGCACACAGAGACGGCAGAACGAACAGAGCATCGCAAAAAGCTCTAACTATATTCTATCACTTACCAGTGCTGCCGTCAAGCTGGCAATCACCGCAGATTTGGTGCTGCTTCTGGCAGCGCTCGGCAGCCTGAACATTCCCGTAACCATCCTCGCACTGCTGGCCCTGAATCCGCTGTGCGGCAATCTTTTGGAGGCAACCAGATGAAAGCATATAAAGGATTTGATAAAGACCTGAAATGCAAAGATTTCCAGTATGAAATCGGCAAGACCTACGAGGAACCCACCGCCGAACTGTACGAGAAAGGCTTTCACGCCTGCGAGTACCCGTTGGATGTATTTGAATACTACGCCCCCGGCAACATGAGCCGCTACTGTGAGGTGGATTTGGACGATGTGAGCGATAAAAAAAGCAACAAAGATAGCAAGCGCTGCGGCAAAAAGATTGCTGTGAAAGCAGAAATCGGCATTGCTGGGCTTGTAAAAGCTGCCGTTAAGTACACGATGGAGAAAGCCATCCCGGAAAACTCCAAACATGCTACAGGCTGGCGGGGCGCGGCATCTGCTACAGGCTGGCGGGGCGCGGCATCTGCTACAGGCACTCAGGGCGCGGCATCTGCTACAGGCACTC